TTAAATGTTGACATAGGTTGTCCTTTCGTTTTTGTGTCTTTTAAAACAGATTATAACACACAAAGTTCTGTCTACTTTTATAGTATACATCCAAGTGGTGATATTCCTGTACCGTTAACCCACGAAGAAGTCATCACTCTTATGACTAGTACGCATCCGCAAACTGAAATTGATATCTACATTGATGAATGTAATCATTTTAAACTTAAGCCGACAACTGTCTTGACGAGAGAAGAAATAGAAAAGGCAATACAAGAATAGGCAAGGTTTCTTTGGAAGCCTTTTTCTTGTGCCCAAAAGGAGGTGAGACCGTGGCAGTTAGAGGGCGAAAACCAAAGCCTACCAATTTGAAAATACTTGAAGGGAATCCTGGGAAACGACCTCTACCGACTAATGAGGTTAAACCCAAACAGAAAGCCCCACGTTGCCCACAGTGGCTCGAAGACGATGCCAAGAAGGAATGGAAACGGATGGGCAAAATCCTCGAACAAATGGGGATATTAACGGAGATGGATATGACAGCCTTCGCAGGCTATTGTCAAGCCTATGCACGTTGGAAGGAAGCCGAAGAGTTTCTGTCCAAACATGGTTCCATCATCAAAACACCAAATGGTTATCTCCAACAAGTGCCACAGGTATCTATCAGTCAAACCAACCTGAAAATCATGCTCAAGTTCTGTGAGCAGTTTGGTCTGACACCATCAGCTCGTAATCGCTTGGCGACTATGGATGCAGAGGTTGGTACTGGTGATGAGATGGAGGATTTGTTGGGAGGTATTCTATGACTTATCATTATGAACCGAGTCCCTTTATGCTTCCGACGTCTCACTACGACAAAGCAAAGGCTGATAGGGCAGTGACCTTTATCAATAACCTTGCCCACACCAAAGGCAAGTGGGCAGGGAAGAAGTTTGATTTATTGCCGTGGCAGGAACAGATAGTTCGTGACCTCTTTGGGATTGTTAAGGAAGACGGCAACCGTCAGTTTCTGACAGCCTACATCGAGATTCCAAAGAAAAACGGCAAGTCTGAACTGGCAGCTGCAATTGCTCTCTATCTACTTTACGCTGACAATGAAGCTAGCGCGGAAGTGTATGGAGCGGCTTGTGACCGAAACCAAGCTTCTATTGTTTTTGATGTCGCAAAACAAATGGTTCTGATGAGCCGACCTCTTGAGAAACGCTCCAAAATTATGGCCGCAACCAAACGAATTGTCAACTATTCAAATGCTGGTTTCTACCAAGTCCTCTCAGCTGAGACAGGAACAAAGCACGGACTCAATGTGTCTGGACTTGTCTTTGACGAAATCCATGCCCAACCCAATCGTCATCTCTATGATGTCTTGACCAAAGGTTCTGGTGATGCCAGGGAACAACCTCTCTTTTTCATCATCACAACAGCTGGAACTGATAAAAACTCCATCTGTTATGAACTCCACACCAAGGCTCTTGATATCCTTAAAGGTCGAAAGAAGGACACGTCCTTTTATCCAGTAGTCTACGGTCTTTCTGATGAAGATGATTGGAATGACGAAGCCAACTGGCTGAAAGCCAATCCCTCGCTTGGTCACACCATTGGGATTGACCGAGTTCGTGAAGCCTACCAACAGGCTCTTGATAACCCAGCAGAGGAGAATATCTTTAAGCAGCTCCGTCTCAACATGTGGACGAGTTCCAGCGTGGCTTGGATACCTGAACATGTCTATGCTAAAGGTAATGCCTCAATTGACTATGAAGCACTCAAAAGTCGCGACTGTTACGCAGGTCTTGACTTATCAAGCACCTCAGATATCACAGCATTTGTCTTGGTCTTTCCACCACGACATAGCGAGGAGAACTATATCATCTTGCCTTTCTTTTGGTTACCTGAAGATACCTTGGAACTCCGTTGTCGTCGTGACCATGTCCTTTATGACGTTTGGGAAAGGCAGGGCTATATCAAGACAACCGAAGGAAACGTTGTTCACTATGGTTTCATCGAAGCCTTTATTGAACACCTCTCTGAAACCTACCACATCAAGGAGATTGCCTATGACCGCTGGAATGCGACACAGATGGTGCAGAACCTTGAGGGCATGGGATTAACCATGGTACCTTTTGGGCAGGGCTATAAGGATATGAGTCCACCATCCAAGGAACTTTACAAGCTCATGATGGAAGGGAAAATCCAACACGGAGGTCATCCAGTTCTCAAATGGATGGGACAGAATGTGGTCATGAGACAAGACCCTGCTGGAAACATCAAGCCAGACAAGGAAAAATCAGTCGAGAAGATTGACGGTATTGTGGCTCTTATCATGGGACTTGACCGTTGCATTCGCCACCAAGGTGATGAATCCAGTGTCTATGATGAACGAGGAATATTGAGCTTTTAGTTGAGGCAATCTACAAAATGTGATACAATGTCGTTACATAAAAAGGAGAATTGCCATGGCTAAAACAGGAACTTTAAATTTACGAGTTGATGATTCAGTAAAGAGTGCAGCAGATGAGATATTGAAACGCTTGGGTATTCCCATGTCAACTGCGATTGATATGTTTTTGAATCAGATTATTTTGACTGGTGGTATCCCATTTGATGTTTCTCTGCCTGAAGCACCTCAACGAGTTAATGTTGACTTTATGAGTCAGGAAGAATTTTATGATAAGCTTATCACTAGCTTTGAAGATGCTAAAGGTGGTAGACGTCAGGATGTCAGAGAGTTTCTCTCTCAATTTAAGGAAAATGCTTAATGAAAGAGTATCAGGTTACCATTTCGGATGATGCTAAAGCAGATTTGCTGAGCATCTATCATTATGTTCGTGACGAACTCTGTGCACCACAGGCAGCGGATAATCTCCTTGAGAAGTTATCTAAGGCAATGTTATCACTATCCATTTTTCCTGAGCGTTGTTCCATTATTGAGGATTTAATCGGAAAAGGTTATACCTTCAGACAACTGATTGTCAAAAAGTATCGTATTATATATCATGTTTTGGAAGATGAAGTGATTATAGTTGCTGTAGTCTATGGGGCACGTCATATGGACAATTGGTAAAGTAAGGGAGATTGATTTATGGAACTCGTAAAGACGATACAAATAGGTGATGACATATATCTCCCGATTCCTGACCAATTTGGCATTCAAGAAGGTCAGAAGTTTAATCTTTATCAATCAAATGATGGAACTTTGGTATTAAGTCCATCTGATAGCAAACCATCAGCGGATGATCAAAGTTTAAGTAGTGATAAGCAGACGACAACAGTTGTTGAACAGGCAACATTAGATAAGTTTGCGAATTCAGTATTATCATGCCTTCTTGATGCCTTTAAAGAATTAGCTGAATGAGAATACTCTGTTTTGTAAGAATATATTGAAAGCACTTCAAAATGAGGTGCTTTTTTCGTACCCAAAAATAAGGAGGACTTATGGGAATACTTGATTTACTTGGAAGAAAAAGGGCTAGAGATAAGCCCCAAAACAGCTATGAAGGTCAGGATTTTTCCTACCTCTTTGGACGGACGACCAGTGGTGAAACCGTAGATGAGTTTAAGGCTATGCAGACAACAGCGGTCTATGCTTGTGTGCGAATCCTTGCAGAAGCAGTTGCCTCTTTACCAATTCATGTTTATGAGTTGACGAGTAATGGGAAAGAAAAAAAGATCGATCATCCTTTATTCTTTCTCCTGCATGATGAACCCAATCCAGAGATGTCTTCTTTTATTTTTCGAGAGACGATCATGAGTCACTTGCTGATATGGGGAAATGCTTATATTCAGATTATCAGGGATAAAGCTGGGCGAGTGATTAGTCTCTATCCGCTCTTACCTGATAAGATGTCTGTCCATCGTGATGATTCAGGAAAACTCTACTACAAATATCAGAGGCAGACTGAAGAGAATCCCAATTTCAAAGATAAAGAAACTGTCCTATTGAAGCAGGAGGATATTCTTCATGTGCCTGGACTTGGCTTTGATGGCCTGATTGGCTACTCACCGATTGCCATGGCAAAAAATGCGATTGGGATGACCCTTGCGACCGAAAACTACGGGGCCGCATTCTTTAAAAATGGAGCTAACCCGGGCGGTGTCTTAGAACACCCAGGGATTTTGAAAGACCCTAAACGAGTTCGTGATTCGTGGAATGCAGTCTATAATGGGGCGACCAACGCCCATAAAGTAGCTGTTCTTGAAGAGGGGATGAAGTACACCCAAGTTGGTATTCCACCAGAAGAAGCCCAGTTTCTACAGACACGGAAGTTTCAGATTAACGAAATTGCACGGCTTTACCGCATTCCACCCCATATGGTGGGGGATTTGGAGAAGTCGTCTTTTTCGAATATCGAACAGCAGTCACTTGAATTTGTGAAATATACCTTAGACCCTTGGGTAGTTCGTTTGGAACAGGCCTTCAAGAGGTCTCTTTTTTTACCTGAAGAAAAGAAACGCTACCTGATCAAGTTCAACGTAGATGGTTTGCTTCGTGGTGATTACCAAAGCCGAATGAATGGCTATGCCATTGCACGTCAAAATGGGTGGCTTTCGACTAATGACATCCGTGAGTTAGAAGACTTGAACTTGTTGTCTGATGAAGAAGGCGGAAACCTTTACTTGATTAACGGCAACATGACCAAATTAAAAGATGCTGGTGGTTTCATGAAGCAACCAACGGAAACGGGACCAGCTGAAGACCCACCAGAGGAGGAAGAAGATGCGTAAATTTTGGAATTTTACTGACGAAGGAGAAGTCCGCACCCTTCGGATTGAGGGACAGATTGCGGACGAGACTTGGTTTGGGGATGAAGTCACCCCGCAGCTCTTTAAGAATGATTTGCTTTCAGGCAAAGGCGATATCACCCTCTGGATTAACAGTCCAGGGGGTGATGTGTTTGCGGCGGCTCAAATCTATAACATGCTTATGGATTACAAAGGTGATGTTCATGTCATCATTGATGGTCTAGCCGCAAGTGCTGCCAGTGTCATTGCCATGGCTGGGACGACCGTTTCCATGAGTCCCGTTGCCATGATGATGATTCATAACCCATGGACGTTTGCACAAGGTGAAGCTAAAGATATGGCCAAGGTCATTGAGATGCTTGGTGAAATCAAGGAGTCCATTATCAATGCTTATGAGCTTCGAACTGGACTTTCCAGAACCAAGATTTCTCATCTTATGGATTCGGAATCTTGGTTCAATGCCAAGAAAGCTGTGGAGCTTGGTTTTGCGGATAAAGTGCTCTTTGAGAAAGAGGAGACATCCGAGCAGGGCCATCAAAATAGTTATACCTTTAGCAGAGTAACTGCGGTTCATGATTTGGTGGTGAAACTACAAGCAACTCTTCAACCACCCAAACCAGAGAAAACGATCCCCTTCAATCAATTGGAAAAACGATTGAACCTATTGAAATAAAAGGAGAGTACCTATGTCTAAACTACTTGAATTGAAAGAAAAACGTAACGCTGCCTGGGCTCAAGCAAAAGCCTTTCTTGATACTGTTCGCTCGAAAGACGGTTTAGTGTCCGATGAAGACTCCAAACGCTATGAAGAAATGGAAGCCAAAATCGAGTTATACAATAGAGAAATTGCACGTTTGGAGCGTCAAGAAAAGATTGACCTTGAACTGGCGCAACCAGCTTCACAAGCCCTAACAACTCAGCCAACAGTCATTGTCGATAATCAAAAAGAAGATGAAAAGAAAGGTGTGGCATCAGACATCTACACCCAGACTTTCTGGACCAGTGTCCGTAAGCGAAACTTCTATGATGTGAAGGATGTTCTTCGTGTCGGTGAAGACACAGAAGGCGGACACCTTGTCCCTGATGAATACGAGAAGAAATTGGTACAAGGGCTTCAGGAAGAAAATTTTTTCCGTAGCTTGGCAACTGTTATCAAAACCTCTAGTGGTGAGCGTAAGATTCCAGTTGTTACTGGTCATGGTTCTGCCTCTTGGATGGACGAGAATGGGCTCTATCCAGAGACAGATGAAACCTTTGGCCAAGTAACTCTTGATTCTCATAAGATTGGTACAGCAATCCGTATCTCTGAAGAATTGCTCAATGACTCTGTCTTTGACCTTGAGTCTTACATGACTTCTGAGTTTGCACGCCGCATCGGTACAGAAGAAGAAAAATCATTCTTGGTGGGTGATGGTTCTAAAAAACCAACAGGTATCTTTACGCAAGCAGACGTAGAAGGACCAACGACCGCAACCAAAGACATCACCTTTGATGACATGATTGAGCTTTACCACTCTCTGCCAGCTCCTTACCGTAAGAATGCAGTCTGGATTCTCCACGATACTACGGTTAAAGCAATCCGTAAGCTCAAGGACAATAACGGCAATTACATCTGGCAACCATCAACACAAGCTGGTCAACCTGATTTGATTCTCAACCGTCCTTACTACACGTCAACTTTTGCGCCACTTCCAGAAGCAGGAAACAAAGCTATTGCCTTTGGTGATTTCTCTTACTACTGGATTGCGGACCGTCAAGGGCGTACCTTCAAGCGTCTCAATGAGCTTTATGCCAACAATGGTCAGATTGGCTTTCTTGCCAGCCAACGTGTGGATGGGAAACTCGTCCTTCCTGAAGCTGTTAAGGTTTTGACTGTCAAAGGTAAAACGTCATGATGACGTTAGAAGAAGTCAAGCTCTATCTGAAAGTGGAAAATGGTGAAGAGGACTATCTTATCGAACAGTTGATGGCAACAAGTCGCCAGCTTTGTGAAGATATTCTTCGTGAGACCTCCACTTCAGAAGTTCTAAAAACGGCAATCCTCTATGGGGTTGCCTATCTTTATGAACACCGTGAAGAAGCCAATCACAAGGAGTTAAAGGAAACTCTCTATCATTTGCTTTTGGCAGATAGGAAGGATGTGTTCTGATGAAGATTGCGCCTCTAAGAGAACAGTTGGTCTTTCAAGAAAAGCGACTCAAGCAGGACGACATCGGAAACGAGTTAGCCATTTGGGATGACCTCTTTATGCGTTGGTGTTCTTGTCGTCCACTAGCTTTAACTGAAAGTGATGGGAGTGCGACAAAACTGATTCATAACAAGGTGCAGTTTACCTTGCGCTACGATAAGGCTGTTCTTGCTCTTAATTCTTTAACGACTCGAATTTACTTTCGTGACCAGTATTATGCTATCGAGTCCATTGATGGCGATACTGTGGCTCGAAGCTTGATTTACATCGTTGCGACCAAGGAGGAGCTTTATGACTAAGATTGGACTTGATGATTTAGTTTCTGTCATCGAAAAGGAGCTGACGACTTATACCAAAGAGACCACAGATGTCATGCGTGAGGTGGTTGAGGAAGTGACAGACGATGCCGTTGATACCTTAAAGGTGACTTCCCCAAAGCGACGTGGGAAATATGCTAAAGGGTGGACGAGTAAGGCAACGACTGATACCAATACGGCTCTGACCAAAACTATTCACAACCGAACACCAGGGCTGACGCATCTGCTTGAAGATGGGCATGCCAAACAAAACGGTGGTCGGGTGGAAGGAAGAAAGCACATCGCTCCTGTCGAGAAAAGGGCGATTCAGTCGTTTGAAGACAAATTGCGACAGAAACTGTGAGGTGGTCTATGAGATTTGAAGAGCTTTTCCGTGTCTTGAAAGCAACCAAACTCCCAGTAGCCTATCACCATTTTGAGGAAGGGCACAGCCCCAGTCCGCCCTTTATGGTTTATCTAGTCACTGATTCAGATAATCTTGGGGCCGATAACTGGACTTATCACAAAGGGCTTAATGTTCAGATTGAGCTGTACACAACAAAGAAAGATTTAGTGACAGAAGAAACGGTGGAATCAGTTCTTGATGCCCACCGTCTTTATTTTGACAAGGTAGAGACTTACATCACTAGTGAGAAACTCTACCAAACCATTTATTCCATCACACTATTAGGAGGATAACCATGGCAGAAAAAAACAAGGTCACCTTTGGCCTACAAGATGTCCACTGGGCAGAAGTCACCAGTGAGGGAGCTGACGGGGCTTTGACTTATGGCACTGTCGAGCGACTTCGTGGTGCTGCAGAACTAACCCTTGAACCCACTGGAGACAAGGGGTCTTACAAGGCAGACAACATCAACTTTTACACGACTGAATCTAATGACGGCTATGAGGGAACACTGAAAGTTGCCCTCTTATCACAGGAGTTTCTGACTCGTGTTCTAGGTGAGAAATTGGATGCGACAACTAACACCATTTCAGAGATTGCAAATAGCGAGAAGAAAAACTTTGCACTGATGTTTCGATTTGAAGGGGACAAAAAAGAAACCCTTCATGTTCTCTATTATTGTTACGCTTCACGTCCAACTGTAGGCTCTAAAACCAAGTCTGGGTCTGATATCAATGAGGTAGAGTTGACCTTTACGGCAAGTCCACGCCCACTTGATAAGATTGTTCGCCGCAGAACGACTGAAGAAACCAGTGATGAGATTCGTGAGAACTGGTTTAAGTCTGTCTTTGAACCAGCTGCTTAAAGGAGGAGAACATGCGACAAAATATCACCATTGCTGGGAAAACCTATCCCTTGGCAACGAATGCCTATACACCGATCGCTTATAAGGAGCAATTCGGAAAGGATTATTTCCAGGATCTCTTTAACATGTTAAGTGCGGAATCCATCATGACTCAACTTGAGCAATTGGAAGAGGGGGAAGAGTTAAAGGCTAGTCAGATTGACCTATCTATCTTGTCTGATTTCGACATGACCTTTTTCCACCGTCTCTTTTGGGTATTTGCCAAGTCAGCCAATCCTCGAATCAAACCCTTCGAGGATTTCTTTATGTCGATGGAGGAGTTCCCACTTCAGGAAGTTGGACCAGTCTTGATGTCCATGCTTAACCAAGGGATGACTACCAGAAAAAAGCAGATGAATCAGAAACAGCGAGTGAGGAAGTCTTCACGGTAGAGAGTTACCTCTCTTGTTGTAAGGAGACAGGTCTTTCCATTGACGACTTGAAGTATATCTCGATTGGCATGGCTCTGGATTACCAGACTGATTATGTGGAACTTCGAAGTCGAGGTGAGACTGGTGTTCGCAAAGCTACCCAAGCAGACTTTGACAATTTCTAGTAGGGAGGAGGAGTGACGATGGCAGGAAACATTAAGGGGATCACCATTGAAATTGGTGGTGATACCCAACCCTTACAAAATGCCTTAAAGGGTGTGAATAAACAGGCTTCTGAAGCCACTAAAGAATTGCGTCAGATTGACAAGGCACTCAAGTTTGATACTGGAAATGTCACTCTTTTGACCCAGAAGCAGGAAGTCTTAGCCAAACAAGTTGAGACGACTAAGGAGAAACTCGCTACTCTTCGTCAAGCTCAAGCCCAAGTCGAGGCTCAGTTCAAGGCAGGTAACATCGGTGCAGACCAGTACCGTGCCTTTCAGCGTGAGGTGGAGAGCACTCAAACAGTCTTAAAGGGGTACGAATCAAAACTAGAAAGTGTTAACAAAGCTCTCTCTGATAATGGTACACAGGTCGAATCAAATCGTTCAAAACTTAACCGTCTCCAAAATGAGCAGGCACAGTTGGTGTCAGAAAGCGAAAAACTCAATAGTTCCTTTAAGCTACAAGAATCAGCATTAGCAACTACCGCAAGTGAGGCTGATAAGTTGGCACTTGCTCAACAAAAGGTTGCTTCTCATTCAGAAATCCTTGAGAAACAGATACATAATCTGGGACAACAACTCTCGCTGACAAAGAGCGAATATGGTGAGAATTCGGTTGAAGCTAACAAGCTTGAGAAAACTCTTAATGAGACAAAGACCTCTTATAACAATCTCCAAAATGAGATGGAGGGGTTGGCCTCTAGCTCTGCGAGTTCCAAGGCTTCTTTGGAAGAGACAAATAGTCTCTTAAAGGCTGACCTTCTCATGGAGTTTGGCGACCAACTGGGAGAGTTGTCACAGAAGTTGATTGACTTCGGTCAACAATCGCTTGACGCATTTCTTGAAGTTGATGAGGGGATGGATATCATTGTCACGAAAACTGGGGCAACTGGTTCTGCCCTTGAAGAGATGACAGACATCGCTAAAACCCTAGCCACTGAACTACCAACGGATTTTAATACGGCAGGAAGTGCCGTAGGGGAGTTGAATACGCAATTTGGGTTAACAGGAGATGCCCTTAAATCAGCCTCTACCCAGTTGATTCAGTTCTCAGAGATCAATGGGAGTGATGTGACGAGCTCTGCTATTTCAGCCAAGCAAGCGATTGAGGCCTATGGACTTGAAGCGACTGATTTATCAAGTGTTTTAGACACGGTTACTTATACCAGCCAAGCGACAGGTGTTGGTGTCCAAGAGTTGATGGACAAGGCAGTAGCGGGAGCACCACAAATCAAAGCCCTTGGCCTTTCCTTTGATGAGGGCGTCACCTTGATGGGACAGTTTGAAAAAGCAGGGGTTGATTCTTCTGCAGCACTTTCTTCGCTCTCAAAGGCAGCTGTTAAGTATGCGGGCGATGGGCTTACGCTTCAAGAAGGACTTGCTGGAACCATTGGGCAAATCAAAGCCTCAACCAGTGAAACAGAGGCTCTTTCTCTTGCCTCAGAAATCTTCGGAAGTAAAGCAGCTCCACGTATGGTTGATGCCATCAAGCGTGGGGCTTTATCTTTTGAAGATTTAGCAGGAACAGCTGATAAGGCAGCTGGGATTGTAACACGGACCTATGAGGGGACGCTTGATCCTATTGATAAGTTTACAACCGCTCAAAACACGGCGAAGTTAGCGATGGCGGAGATAGGAGATGCTATTGCCGCAACCCTAGCTCCTATCTTGGAAATATTAGCGAGTTTACTTCAAGCTGTTGCTACATGGTTTTCTGGTCTTTCAGAACCTGTGAAGCAGTTTATTGTCATTGTCGGAAGTTTGGTCGCAGCCCTTGGCTTAGTCCTCCCGATTTTCATTGCCCTGCAAGCAGCTGCTATGGCTATGGGAACAACCATCATGGGGATGATAACTGCAGCAGCTCCAATCGTAGGGATTATTCTTGGTGTCATTGCCGTTGTTGCCTTACTGGTTGTTGGGATTCAGCAACTCTGGCAACATCACGAAGGCTTTCGGACAGCTGTGACAGAAATCTGGAACGCCATCTATGCCTTTTTATCTGTCATCATTCAACAGATATCAAGCTTTGTTATGTCGATATGGGGAACCTTGACTACTTGGTGGACAGAGAACCAACAGCTAATCCTTAAAGCCGCAAATACCGTGTGGACAGCCATTTCAACAGTTATTCAAACCATCATGACCATTCTTGGACCTTACCTTCAAGCCAGTTGGGAGAATATCAAACTGATTATCACGACAGCTTGGGACATCATTAAAGTGGTCGTAGAAACAGCCATCAATGTTCTCTTAGGCATTATCAAGGCAGTCATGCAGATTATCACTGGTGATTGGTCTGGTACTTGGGAAACCATCAAGCAGGTCGTCTCTACAGTTTGGGAAGCCATCAAGTCACTGATTTCGATTGTTCTAAATGCCATTGCTCAGTTCATTTCCAATTCCTGGAATGGCATCAAGTCAACGATTAGTTCGATTCTATCGAGCATAAGTTCAACGGTATCTTCTATCTGGAATGGGATGAAAGCAACCATCTCAGGTGTCCTAAGTGGTATTTCAAGCGCAGTGTCCTCTGTCTGGAATGGGGTCAAATCAACCATTACAAATGCCATCAATGGGGCAAAAAATGCGGTTTCTTCAGCTATCAATGCCATTAAGAACCTCTTTAACTTCAAGATTAAGTGGCCGCATATTCCTCTTCCGCACTTTAGTGTGTCAGGTTCTGCGAATCCCCTTGATTGGTTAAAAGGTGGCTTACCTAAGATTTCCATTCAGTGGTACGCCAAGGGTGGGATTCTCACCAAGCCAACGGCATTTGGTATGACAGGGAATAGCTTGATGGTTGGAGGAGAAGCAGGACGTGAAGCCGTCTTGCCCCTTAATAACCAGACTCTTGGCAGTATCGGTCGCAGCATCGCAGCTACCATGCCTAACAAGGGAACAACCATAACGGTCAATATCACAGATGTTGTGATTCGTGAAGAAGCAGATATGAAAAAACTAGCCGACTATGTAGCTGGTCAACTAGCTGATGAAATGACTCGACAAGCCTTACTGAGAGGAGGAACAGTGTGATTAAACATAATGAATTGGTACTGGATGGAAAAGGCACCTCGTCTTTTCCTTTTAAAGTGCTTGTGGAAGATAGACCGAGCGTTCAAGTGCCACGGTCTAAAACGCAACTCTTAGACCATCGTGGGTTGAGTGGGGCGATTGTTCAAACCAATAAGCATCGTGATGTGATTGAGAAACCTTACCGCTTGTATCTGATTGGTGCGAGTGAGAAAGAGGTCAATGAGTTCTCGGCTTATCTCATGCAGGAAGGTTTTTGGCTAGAAAGTGAACGTCTTAAGCTTACCAGGCTCTGGTGTTACCGAACGGATAGCTTTGACATCAAACAGGATGACCACGATGTGTATGTGATTGATGTGAGCTTTATCTGTCACCCCACTCGCTTTTTTAAGAGTGTGGATAGGCAAGTTTTGAGTGCCAATGGTGTGTTAAAAACACAAGGCTCTGCCCTTGCCTTTCCTACCATTACCATCACCGGTCAATCGGTGTCAGAAACCTCATTCACAGTAGGAGACCAAGTGATTCGCATTGAGAAATTTACAGAGCCTCTTGTTATGGTTAATCACCCAGATCGTCCTAGTTTTAAGACCTTATCAGGGAAAGCTGTTAAGTGGTCTGGTGATTTTATCACGATTGATGCCAGTCATCCAACACAATCTGTCGGAGTGATTTTAGGCAGTGGGATATTATCGCTCACTTTTGAGACGAATTGGGGGTGGGTATGATGCTTTACCTTCTTGGCGGTCAAACAAAGACACCGAAATGGAATGGTCAGCCATTATTTGAAACGGTGAGTGCGACGGTAGAAGAGGAGCTGAATGGCACCTTTCAGCTACGTTTAACTTACCCTATTACAGATTCAGGTGTTCATGAAACCCTTAGAGCAGATGAGTTGATTTTGTGTCCAACTCCTGATTTGGGAAAGCAGCTCTTTCGTATTAAGCAGGTAAAGATTCAGAACGATACGGTAGAGCTTGAGTGTTATCACATTTCTGATGATGTGATGAAACGTCAGATTAAGCCCTTTTCTGCGACTAATACCACCTGCCAATCTGCTCTTATGAGGCTGGTTGAGGCTTGTCCATCTGATTTAGGGCTTTTTAGCTTTGATAGTGATGTGACGGATCGGCACACCTTTGTCTCTGATGAAGATTTGACGCTCTATCAAGCTCTGATGGATGGAAAGCATTCACTCCTTGGAACTTGGGAAGGTGAGCTTGTCCGTGATAATTTTCAGCTGATAGTTAAGAAACACCGTGGCAATGATAAGGGAGTTATTCTCACAAGCCATCACAATCTGAAAGCTTTTGAGGATAAGGGTGATTCTGAAAAGGTCATTACGCGCATCTATGCGACCTCAACTTTTCAAGCAGAAGGTAGTGATGTGGATACCGTTCTTTCCGTCGTTGTGGAAAGCCCCCTCATTACCCAATACCCTTATATCTATGAAGCACGGTATGAGAATAACACGCTTCAGACAGAGGAAGAATTACGCCAATGGGCGATGGCTAAGTTCACACATGAGCACATCGATCACATCTCTAGACAGTTAACCGTTGAAGCTTATCAGCTTGATGGTCAAGAAGTCCATATTGGAGATACGGTTACTCTTAAAAGTCAAAAGCACAAGGTAGATGTCAAGAAAAAGGCAGTTGGTTATACCTTTGACGCTCTAGAAGAAGTTTACCTCTCAGTGACCTTTGATGATGAGGTTACCTTTACAACCTCTGGATCATCTGGGACCCATTCGCTAACCAGTGCGGCTAAGACCATTCTTGATGTCCATCAGTCGGTTACAGAACACCGTGCGTCTAAGGAGCGAGCTAATTTTAACAAGGTCTTTGATAGGCACTTTGAGCGTCTTCAAACAGAAGTTGAAGATGGTATCGCTAAGGCCAAAGCAGAAGGCGAGCGTTCTGGGAAGAAAGCTGCCCTTGATTATCTGGCAACGGATGCCCTTGAAGCACGAGTCGCAGCCCTTCAAAAAGCTAAGATTGATGAGTTGACCGTCTCTAGTTCAGCATGGATGACAAGGCTTGTCTCTCAACAAATTCTATCAGAGTATGTGAAGAGTTTAGAGGTGGAAGCTGATAAGGTGGTTATCCCAGGTCAACACACCCCAGTCTTTAGTTTGGATAGGGATGGGAATCTTTCCATTGATACACAACTCTTAAAGGTGAGAGGGGAAAGCCTAGCGACACAAGCTGATCTTAAAACCATCTCTTTAACTCCTGGACCAAAGGGGGACGCTGGAGCAGATGGGGTGGGCATTCAATTAAGGGAGCAGTACTACTTAGTCTCTGCACAAAAGACTGGTGTAACAGCAACAAACTCTGGTTGGAGCAAAACCATTCCCTTTCTCACCTCAACGCTTAAATATCTGTGGAACTATGAAAAAACCACTTTCACCAATGGCTCAACGACAGTAACAACACCTGTTGTCATCGGTGTATATGGGGACAAGGGTATGGATGGAAAGGCAGGTAAGGACGGAAAGACCCTTTATACTTGGCGGATGTATGCAGATAGTGACAAGGGAGAAGGACTCTCTGCCATTCCAACAGGCAAACGTTACCTTGGTCTAGCAGTCAATAAGGAGAGCGCAACCCCTTCAACCAATCCTGGTGACTATATCTGGTCATCCTTTTTTGAGGGAACGGAACTTGGTGGTCGCAATTACATTGACGATTATGCCATGAAAGCGATGACTTTTTCATCTGTTACCTCTGAGTGGAAGAAGGAGGTAATTGAAGATACGAGTTCTGTTAGTGGGGTGACTATTAAGTTGACCTGTACCAAAGCAGGTACTGGAGGCTTTCATCGGAACTTCCATGATTTAAGGAGTCGAATTGGTGCGACGATGACTTTTTCAATTGATATTAAGTGTTCAAAATCTGTCACACTCAATATGGGTTGTGAACTAGGTGGAACGAAAACTTACGAAGTAACAACAGATTGGCAAAGGTGTGTTTCTTCATGGAAAGTAAGTAGTTATCAGTACTATTCTTATATCTTTTACTTAAAGTCAGGTTCGTGGTCAGTAGGTGATGTGGTTTATCTTAGAAATGTTCAATTGGAAGATGGCAACGTTGCTTCAGCGCCTGGGCCTTCTTTGAATGATCTTATCGCTCAGATTGATGCCAAAGCTGACAACGGGTTTATGAAGCAGCAATTAGACCTTCTAACTGAAAAGACAGAATCTCTCCGAGTGGACCTTGAAGCGAGAGCTTTTGCAAAAGAAGTAGCTGATTGGCTCAAGTCTTATAAAGAGTTTGAGAAGAATAATGAAGCTGTCCTTGCGCAATTTAATCAAGACTTTATTGATAATACGGCTCGTATCGCAGCTATTGAAGCAGATCTTAAAGCTAACAGTCTCTTGCTTAACTTTGTCAATACCTATTTGAGAGCTGGTGATAATGGGGTGATTATTGGTAAGAAGGATAACTCTGAATATATCGAATTAACCCCACAAGGGATGATGATTAAGTCAGCTGGTAATGCCGTTATGACGGTTACAGCTGGTGTCATTAAAATTCATCATGGGGTCTTTGTGGAGACCTTACAGGTTGGATATTACCGACTAGAAGCCGCAAGGCATAATGCCAAGCATCTGGTTTGTCGTTTTATTGATGCCAAGTAGAAAGGAGACCTTATGGCAGATTATGGTTCAAATAATGATAGGGGCTATACCCTACTTTTGCGAGTGGAAGAAACAGGCACTTCGACCGCTGACAATACATCTACTGTCCGAGTCCAACTCTGGCTAAAGAATGGTTATACGACCTTTGGGATGTATGACTGTAGGGCGAGTGTGTCCATCAATGGGCAGACACTTTCTTGGTCAGGGCGACCCGATATGTACACGGCTCATAGTTCCCTCCACTTGATTGATAAGACCATTACTGTACCGCATGATTCCAATGGCTCCAAAACCATCAGTTTTTCAGCGACCTTTTCAGGCTCTGGGGGTTGGTCGCCTGGCACCTTAAATACGGGGTCACAAACGCTACGCTTAAGTGATATCCCACGGTCATCTAGTGCCACGGTGTCAGGCAATATGATGGGACAAGCCGTAACTATTACGATTAAACGTGCCAGTAGTGATTTTACCCATAACATGACCTGGCATTTTGGGAGTCTAAGCGGCACGATTGGATCAGGCATTGCGACCTCTGTAACTTGGACGCCTTCGATTTCTCAATTAGCAACTCAAATACCAAATAGCACCTCAGGTAATGGGCATTTAACGCTAGCCACTATCTATGGTGGAAAGACGATAGGCTCAATGACAATTCCCATTACCCTCAACCTACCGACGTCTGTTGTTCCAACTTTGGGCAGTATTTCTGTTTCAGAATCACATGCCACTGCAAAAACGATTTTAACTGGCACAAGTTTTGCCCAGTTGGTGTCTAATCCTAAAGTGACCTTCAATCAAGGAGCAGGTATTTACGGATCGACGATTCCTTCAACGGGTTATCGTGCAGAGGTCTTTAAATTTGAGAATAATCAGTGGGTTCAATTGCCTAATGTGGTAACGAGTAATAACGGTCTTTTTGGAGGTATCAACTGGATTGGTCGCGCTAAGGTCTCTGCCTATGTGACCGATTCGAGAGGGCGACAAAGTGCTCGAAAAGAAGTAGAGATAACCCTATTAGAGTATTTCAAACCTATCTTTTCATTCTCAGCGGTTCGTGCTGGTTCTAGTATGAATCAGGTGACGGTCACACGAAAGTTTAAGATTGCCCCTTTAACCATCAATAGTGTTCAAAAGAACAAGGCAACCTTGACATGGGAAGTGGTTGATTTGGCAAGTGGCCAGAAGGTTATAAACGTTGGTGGTGCCGCCAACTGGATGTCAACAACAGAACACACAAAAACGGATTTCCAAGCTATTTTAGGTGGCACTTATGATACTACGAAATCCTACAACATTATTGGAAAGCTCGCAGACCTCTTTTATGCCACGACCTTTGAATTTACCGTTGGTCCAGAGAAGGTCGTCTACGGCTTAAGTCCATCTGGTATGGGGATAGGCAAAGCGTGGACAAGAGGGGTGCTTGATGTGGATGGGAGTTTGCCTGCTTATTTTGACGGTGAGATTTATATGAAGAATAAAAAACTTCTTGATATTTTTTACCCAGTGGGTGTCATTTATGAATCTACGTCAAACATCAGTCCAGCAACCATCATGGGTGGCAGTTGGGAGCGATTTGGCAATGGTCGAGTTTTAGTTGGCGTATCTGAAACTGAAAGTGAGTTTAATGGTGTTAATAAGTCAGGTGGTAGTAAGACACATACCTTGACCATTGATGAGATGCCATCACACTCTCACGCTCAATATGTTTCAGCTAATAATGGTAATAAAGCTATTAGACGTGATTATGGATCAGATGGAAATTCTAATACTTATCCGCAAGGGAATAATACAGGAAATACTGGTGGCAACAAGCCACACAACAACTTACAACCTTACGTCACGGTTTACCGTTGGCGTAGGACAGCATAAGAAAGGAAAGTGTCATTATGAAAGAATTACTGGCAACAAACAAAGTTCTCTTCTCAGCGATTGGAGGGCTTATCGGTTCTATTTTTGGAGAAGTTGACGGGGTTTTATATGCCCTTTTTATTTTTCTCATTATTGATTATGTGACGGGGGTCTTTGCGGCAGTTGTCGAGAAGAACCTCTCCAGCAGCATAGGTTTTAAAGGGATCTTCAAAAAGATTGCCATTCTCTTTTTGGTATCCGTGGGACACCTCATTGATACTGAAATCATCAAACAGGGTGGGGCGATTCGCACCATGGTGATTTTCTTTTACTTGAGCAATGAAGGCTTAAGTATCTTGGAAAATGCGGTGCGGATTGGTTTACCTATCCCTAATAAACTACAAGCACTATTAAAGCAATTCAACGAGAAAGAAGGAGACTAATATGGGAAAACATCTAGTAATTTGTGGACATGGGCAAGGACGAACTGCCTATGATCCAGGTGCAGTGAATAGTAAACGTGGCATCACAGAATCTGGCAAGGTTCGTGAGTTAGCAAAACTCATGTCCAAGTACAGCGGAAAAAACATTGACTATATCACAGACCAAAACGTCTATGATTATAAGTCCTTGGCAAGTCTTGGTAAGGGCTATGACTCTATTACCGAGCTTCATTTCAATGCCCTTAATGGCACGGCACGAGGGACGGAAGTTCTCATTCAATCCACTTTGACGGCAGATAAGGAGGACTTGGCTATTCTATCTGTCCTTAGCCGTCATTTCCAAAATCGTGGGATTAAGAAGGTGGATTGGCTCTATAATGCCAACGAAGCCAAAAACCGTGGGTATACTTACCGCTTGGTGGAGATTGCCTTTATTGATAACGAAGAGGACATGACCATCTTTGAAAATAAGAAGGAAGAACTGGCCAAAGGTCTCGTCTCTGCCATTACCCAAGAGGAGGTGAAGACAGTTGTCTCTGCCGCCCCCAGTAAGCAAGGAGGACAGTCCAATGCTTCTACCAGCCCTGTTTATCACGTTGGGGATAGTGTTCGTGTGCTTGGTCATGCGACTCATTACCAAACGGGTCAAGCGATGGCAAGCTGGGTCAAGGGTCGCACCTACAAAGTCCTCAAAGTCAAAGCGGTAAACCAGTCTCAGAGTAAGAGAGCCTACTTGCTTGAAGGGATTACATCTTGGGTGTTGGAGCAGGATGTGGAAGGCACAACCCTTGGTCATTCAGAACAAACCTATACGGCTCAAAAGGGAGATAGCTATTGGAAGATTTCTAGGAAATTTGGCACAACCGTTGATGGTCTGTTAGCCTTGAACGGCTTGAAGAAAACGGATGTCCTAAAGATTGGTCAGACCTTGAAAGTCCATAAGGCAACCAGTTCCATCAAGGCAGTGGCGACAAGCCTTGCTCAACGTGCAGTTGCATCTGCCCTGTCTAAGGTAGGGCAAAAGGTGACTGTTCCTACCAACCCTTATGGCGGACAATGCGTCAGTCTGGTGGATAAGATTGTACAGGAGTTGACCGATAAGGATATGGCTTACACCAATGCCATTGACTGCTTAACCAAGGCAAAAGCCAATGGCTTTACAGTCATCAAGGATGCTTGGGGAGTAAATCCCAAAGCTGGCGATTTCTATGTCATTAAGACAGACAGTCACCCTTATGGGCACATTGGCATTTGTATTACCGACTCAGATGGTATAAGCATTGATGGTGTGGAACAGAATGTCGATGGCTATTCTGACCACAACAAGAATGGTGTCAATGACCAATTGGAAATTGGTGGAGGCGGTATTACTCGCCGAGTGAAACGTGTCTGGATGGCAGATGGCTCACTCTATGATGCGACTGGCACAGTCAAACTTGGAAAAGTCATCGGTTGGTTCAGATTAGGATAAAAGTTATCAAGCCTGGTGGAAACATCAGGCTTTTTCTTTTTTCTTTTTTTCCATGTGGCGGAATTTTCCTTCTCAAACTTACTTAGGAAGGTAGAGAGAAGTTTTTTCAAAAAACCGGAAAAACTCCTCTAAAAGTTACCTAGTCATGTAGAGAAAAAGTTTTCTTTAGTTTGGACTAAATATCACTTTTAGTCACCTAGTAGATAGAAGGAGGAAAGTCATGATCCCAGAACAAAAAGCAACTATTCGTTATTTACGAGAACATGGACTTGGTTATAAAGCCATTGGCGTAAAGCTCAGTCTATCGTCTAACACCATAAAGTCATTTTGTCGTCGGAATGCGGTAAAGGTTGGTGAGAAAACAGATGATGTTTTACCAGATTATTGTCATGCTTGTGGTCGTGTTTTGACGCATACAAATGGTAAGAAAAAGAAACGCTTTTGTGGAACGTCCTGTCGCCAAACTTGGTGGAACAGCCATTTGGAGGAAGTCAATCGACAGGCCTATACCGAGCATGTCTGTTTGGCTTGTGGGGGTGAGTTTACCTCCTACGCTAATCCTAAGAGAAAATATTGTAGTCGTAAGTGCTATGTGACTGCTAGATTTGGAGACAAGAAATGACAGAACAAGACTTTCAACAAGAACTTACCTACCAACTGACTATGGCACAGGCCAAGCAGCTCCTGTCTCAAGGTCTGATTTCTGAAGCCGTCTTCCAAGAATTTAAGGAAAAAATGCTCGAAAAATATGAGCCATTTCTGAGCCAATTAGTGGCCTAAAAACTTGATAAATAAGGGCTTTAGAGTGATATATAGTTGCGAAAGGAGATGTATCAATGAAACAAATCAAAACGATACAAGCCCAAAAGGTAACTACCATCAAAAGGTTAAAGGTGGCCGCATACACTAGGGTTTCGCATACGAGTTTACTCCAGTCCTTATCCAATCAAGTCAGCCACTACAGCCAAATGATACAGGCAAATCCTAAATGGGACTATGTGGGAGTTTATAGCGATTCAGCCATTAGTGGTCGCAGTCAAGCACATAGACGAGACTTTCAACAGTTACTTGAAGATTGTCGGAAAGGTAAGATTGACATAATCTTAACCAAGTCCATTTCACGCTTTGGGCGAAATACGGTGGAGCTTTTGGAAACTGTTCGTGAGCTGAAGCGACTTGGTATCAGTGTTCGCTTTGAAAAGGAGAAGATTGACACCCTAACCGCTGAAGGGGAGTTGCTTTTAACCCTGCTTGCCTCCATGGCTCAAGAAGAATCACAGTCTATCAGTCAAAACATCAGATGGCGAGTGAAGAAGCGCTTTGAAGAAGGGAAATCTTATATTCCCCAAGACATCTTTGGCTATCGATGGAATGGCGAAGAGTATGTGATTGAACCCCATGAAGCCTCAATTGTCAGACAGGTCTTTGAATGGTATATGGAAGGACTTTCAGCCCCAAAAATAGCTAAAAAGCTTGATGATAGGGGAGAACGAACAAGGCTAGGGAATCGCTTTACTAAGCGAATTATTTATAACATGTTTGACCAAGAAGCCTACTGCGGACGACTTATTTTACAGAAGACCTTTCGAGATCATTTTGGCAGTCGCTCCATTCCAAACGATGGGCAGATGGCAAAGTATATCGTTGAGAATGCCCACGAAGCCATTGTGACACCAGAGTATTTCCAACAGGTCAATCAAGAGAAAAAGCGGCGTGCTAGGAGGAGAGTATCAAAGCATGATGCCCTAGCAAAGTTACAAGGCAAAGTGTATTGTGAGCACTGCGGTTTAGACATGATTTTAACTTTGGAGACCAAATCTAATCAGGAAAAGCGAGTGAGGTATTACTGCAGGACAAGAGATGCCAAGGGTGTCGAGGCTTGTCTAGGACGTACCGTTACAGAAGAACAGCTCTTTCAAGCCTTTGGTGAGAGAATAAATACAGAAGACATTCACCATATTTCTTTTAATAGCGTGACCAATGAAGCTAAAGCGACCTATAGAAATGGAGAAGAAAAACACGTCATCATTCAGAAAGGACGGTAGACATGAAAAAAGTTATCACGATAGAACCAGCCAAACAAGTCACCCATAAGGTTGACCTGCCCAGCTTTACCAAACGACGAGTGGCAGGCTATGCCAGGGTATCCACTGACCATGAAGATCAGACAACTTCCTACGAAGCTCAGATGACATACTACACAGACTACATCAACAGTCGCTCAGATTGGGAATTTGTCAAGATGTATTCCGATGAAGGGATTTCTGGAACAAACACCAAAAAGAGACTTGGGTTTCAAGAAATGGTGGAAGATGCCCTTGTCGGAAAGGTAGACCTTATTTTAACCAAGTCAGTCAGCCGATTTGCCAGAAACACGGTGGACTCCCTTTCAACGGTTCGCAAACTCAAGGAAGCAGGTGTTGAAATCTATTTTGAAAAAGAGAACATTTGGACCTTTGATTCTAAAGGGGAGCTTCTGATTACCATCATGTCGAGTCTTGCTCAAGAGGAGAGCCGTTCCATTTCAGAGAACGTGACTTGGGGCAGACGACGCCAGTTGGCTGAAGGGCAAGTGACCTTTTCCTACAGCCAAGTTTTAGGCTTCAAGAAAAGTGACACGGGTGGTTTTGAAATTGACCAAGAAGAAGCTAAAATCGTGAGGTACATTTTCCATCAGGTTTTACTGGGCAACAACCCCAATAAAATCGCAAGGGAGTTGACTGCCCAAGGGATTCCAACCCCACAAGGGAAAAGGAAGTGGAGTTACGGTACAGTTAAGCGTATGCTTCGGAATGAAAAATACAAAGGGGATGCCCTCCTTCAGAAAAGTTTTACAACGGACTTCTTGACCAAAAGCACCAAACCTAATGAAGGGGAACTTCCACAGTATTATGTGGAAAACAACCATGAAGCCATTATCAAGCGTGAAGTCTTTGATTTGGTTCAGGTTGAATTGGATAAGTTAGAAAAGAAACGGCAAACCAATAACATCTTCACAGGACGACTGTTCTGCGGTGACTGTGGGTCAGCCTTTGGAAGTAAGGTGTGGCACTCTACCAGCAAGTACAAACGAACCATCTACCAGTGCAATGCCAAGTATAAGGGCGAGCATAAATGTCAGACACCTCATGTGACGGAGGAAGAGATTAAAGGTTGGTTCCTATCAGCCATGAACCAACTCCTCAGTAATCGAGAGGAGATTGTCGCTAATACAGAACTCTTGATTGACTTGGCAAAAGACACCTCACCGCTTGAAAACAAGATTGATGATTTGGAGCAGCAACTTGAAACTATTCGACAAGACATTGAAGACTTGGTTGATAGAAATGCAAGGAAGGCTCAGAATCAAGACCTTTACCAAGAGCAGTACGATACTCTAGTAACAGCCTACCAAGAAAGGCAGAAAGAGTTGCAGGAAGCTACGTCATCCTTAGAAGAGCAGAAAAGTAAACAGCTAAGTCTTGATGGATTTATCCAACAACTCAAACAGCAGGAAGACCTCATCACAGATTTCAATCAAGAACTCTGGCAGACTAGTGTTGAGCGATTGGATATTAAAGAGGGCAAGAAAATCAGCCTCACCTTCAAAAATGGTGTTCGGATTGATTTATAGAAGACAAGACGTGTCAATTCGGCACGTCTTTTTTTGGTGTTTCTGTGTTATAATAGAAGGAGTTATATTAGGATTTGAGATGCACACCCCACTCGGGTTTTGCACCCCCTTGAAAGGGAAAAGGTTAGATTGTATGATTAAATTGATAGCAACAGATATGGACGGTACATTCTTAGATGAAAACGGTACCTATGATAAAAAACGTTTAGCAAATGTGCTAAAAAAATTTAAAGAACAAGGAATTGTCTTTACGGCAGCAAGTGGGCGTTCCTTATTATCACTTGAACAATTATTTGCTGACTTTCGTGATCAGATGGCTTTTATAGCAGAAAATGGAAGTGCAGCAGTCTTATTTGATCGCTTGGCATATGAACAGCACTTGAGTCGAGAACAATACTTAGATATTATTGACCATTTGAGTAAGAGTCCTTATATGGAGAATAATGAATATGTCTTATCTGGCAAGGATGGTGCGTATATTCTAAGTGATGCCAATCCAGGTTATATTGAATTCATCACTCATTATTATGATAATTTGCAAAAAGTTTCTCACTTTGAAGATGTTGATGATATTATTTTCAAAGTAACGGCTAACTTTACTGAAGAGACTGTTAGACAAGCTGAGGAGTGGGTAAATCAAGCTATACCGTATGCCACAGCAGTGACAACAGGTTTTAAATCTATTGATATTATTCTAAGCTCAGTTAATAAACGAAATGGTTTAGAGCACCTCTGTGAACAATACGGTATTAGAGCAGAAGAAGTCTTATCTTTTGGTGACAATATTAATGATTTAGAAATGCTAGAGTGGTCAGGAAAAGCTATCGCAACAGAAAATGCTAGACCAGAAGTTAAAGAGATAGCAGATTGTATTATAGGTCATCACAATGATCAAGCTGTAATGGCTTATTTAGAAAGTATGGTGGATTAATGTCGGATATTAAAATACTTGCCTTAGATTTAGATGGCACTTTATTTACAACAGATAAGAAAGTTTCAGAAGAAAATAAAGTGGCCTTAAAAGCAGCTAGAGAAAAAGGTATAAAAGTTGTTATTACAACAGGGCGTCCTTTAAAAGCAATTGGTAATTTGTTAGAGGACCTAGAATTAGTATCTGATGAAGATTACAGCATTACTTTTAACGGTGGTTTAGTTCAACAAAATACAGGGAAAATCTTAGCTAAAACTGCAATGACACGACAAGAAGTGGAAGATATCCATGAGGAGTTGTATCAAGTGGGTTTGCCAACAGATATCTTAAGTGAGGGAACGGTATATAGTATTGCTAACAAGGGACACCATTCTCAATATCATTTAGCCAACCCACTCTTAGAATTTATAGAAGTTGATGATTTAGAGCAAGTGCCAAAGGATGTAGTTTATAATAAAATTGTTAGTGTTATTGATGCTACATATCTTGATCAACAAATTGCTAAACTTCCTGATAGACTTAAAGTTGACTATGAAATGTTTAAATCACGTGATATCATTTTAGAATTGATGCCTAAAGGTGTTCATAAAGCAGTCGGCTTAGAACTACTGACAAAACACCTTGGGTTAGATAGTAGTCAAGTTATGGCAATGGGAGATGAAGCAAATGATTTATCGATGCTAGAGTGGGCAGGCTTAGGAGTTGCAATGGCTAATGGCATTCCAGAAGCTAAGGCAATAGCAAAAGCGACAACTATTTGTAATAACGATGAGTCTGGAGTCGCCGAAGCAGTTGGGAAATATATTTTAAGTGAGGAAAATTAATGGGATTATTTGACCGCCTATTTGGACATAAGAAAAAAGATAAAGAACCAGAAATTGAAGCATCAGAATCTGTTGTTTTAGAAGATGAAGATTCAGTTATTGATAAAGAGGAGGGCAGCAACTTTTCGAAGGAGTCAACTTTGAATTGTACCTCTGAAGTCCCTGTTGCAGAAGATGATTCTTTCTTAGAATTAGAAAGAGATACAGCATTGTCAGAATCACATCAACCAGTTACCTCTGAAATTCATCCTTTAGAGTCAGAAGATACCGATGAAATTCCTGTAAAAGAAGACGATAGTTTTTTAGAACTAGAAGATAGGGCTAAGACAAAGGTAGCAGATACTTCTGAGGTAGGAAATGTAGTTCCTGATTCCACGACTCTTTCTGACAATGTTTCTGCTAAATCTGAGGCATCTTTTAGTGATGAGGAGCAATCAAGTGATAGTCAGGCTTCAGAGCAGTTTTCAGAAACTCCCCTTCAAGAAGAGATGTCTAGTGGAAAAACTGAGGTACAAACAGAGTCAGAGGATACATCTGCGGCTGATGCTTTTTTAGCAGATTACTATGCTAAACGTAAAGCAATTGAGAAAGAAATCTCGTCTAATTCGCTGTCAACAGATGAGTCAGAACTTTCTGAGGCACAGGAAGTTTTATCGCAATCACAGGCAGACACTATAAAAGCTGAGAGTCAAGAGGAAAAATATAATCGTAGCCTGAAAAAAACACGCACAGGTTTTAGTGCACGCCTTAATGCTTTCCTTTCTAACTTCCGTCGTGTTGACGAAGAGTTCTTTGAAGAATTAGAAGAAATGTTAATCTTATCTGACGTTGGGGTAAATGTTGCAACACAGTTAACTGAAGATCTTCGTTATGAAGCAAAATTAGAGAATGCCAAGAAATCAGAGGATTTAAAACGTGTTATCGTTGAAAAATTAGTTGAAATCTACGAAAAAGATGGTATTTATAATGAGGCTATCAATTTCCAAGAAGGTTTAACCGTAATGCTTTTTGTAGGTGTTAATGGTGTTGGAAAAACGACATCTATAGGTAAGTTAGCTCATCAATACAAGTCTCAAGGGAAAAAAGTTATGTTAGTAGCAGCTGATACTTTCCGTGCAGGTGCTGTGGCTCAACTAGTAGAATGGGGACGCCGTGTTGATGTACCAGTTGTCACTGGAGAAGAAAAAGCAGATCCGGCTAGCGTTGTCTTTGATGGCATGGAAAAAGCCGTTGCTCAAGGCGTTGATGTCTTGTTAATTGATACAGCAGGACGTTTGCAAAATAAAGAAAACCTTATGGCAGAGTTGGAAAAAATTGGACGTATTATTAAGCGTGTCGTACCAGATGCTCCCCACGAAACTTTGCTTGCTTTAGATGCATCTACAGGACAAAATGCTTTAAGTCAAGCTAAAGAGTTCTCGAAAATTACACCATTAACTGGCCTTATTCTGACTAAAATTGATGGTACTGCTAAGGGTGGTGTGGTACTGGCTATTCGTCAAGAACTAGATATTCCTGTTAAATTTATTGGTTTCGGCGAAAAAATCGATGATATTGGTGAATTTAATTCAGAAGATTTCATGCGTGGCCTTCTGGAAGGAATTTTATAGTACGACGGGCATGTCGTACATCTGAGGTGCAAGTCCTCTGTGGGCACCCGCTACCGGTGAACCCAATAGCGACT